AGTCGAGTTGTACAAAAGCAGGGCATCAAACGCCGTCGTAATGGTCAGTGCAGTCCACTGAAGGCTGGCACTCGGAGTCCAGTAAGCCACACCAGCCGTAGCCGATGCGTTGGTAGACAGCGGGGCGGTTGCGTTGGTCACCGTCAAGCCGCCAGCCGTGTAGCCAGACCCGGACGTGTTGGTCACTTCGCCAGTGCTGCTATAAGCAGTGGTGCTTGCATCAATCGTTGCCGACGCAAAGTACAGGGCGGCTTTGAAAGTGTCCGTGGTCGGAGAGGTCAAGCTGGTACGAGAGGTCAGCGTGGACGTACCAAACTGGTGCTGACCGAGCATCAGCTCCTTCATGAAACTTGTGCACATTGATTGGGTATTACTCAATTGAGTTCTCCTCAAGGTAAAAAATTGCGTTCGAAAGAAACTTTGGATTGTCTAAAAACAAACCCAGTCCGGTATTACACCGCATGCAAAGTAAGCCACGAACACTGCCTTTATTATGGCAATGATCTACAAAAAACATTCTAGTCCTACCGCCCGGTTTTGCAGCAAAGCAAATTGCGCATTTGCCATTTTGCTTTTCCAACATTGCATCGTATTGCTCTGGTGTAATGCCGTACGTTGTTTTTAATTTGCTTTTTCGTTCTGTTGCAAGAACTTTTTCCTTGTTTTGTTCTCTGTACATTTTATTGTACGCAACTTTGCACTGAGTGCAATGAGAGACAGGTTTTCCCGGACGGTGTGTTTTACGTATAGGAAACTCTGACAAGGATTTTTCTTCCTTGCATATTGAGCACCTATGCGTAGTTTTCACGTATTCCTATCCAAAAAGAGATGTTTCACCACCAAGAGTCGGCCACTTTTTCAGCGTGACATGCGCTGATCGGTGAACCAATTCGTCATTGAGCCAGTACTCGACCCACGTAGTCATTTCATTATCGTTATCCACAGAGCCTTCCCGCTTTTCCAGCAGGGATTCATCCATGTCACCTTTGGTGGTCGTTACGATCACGATATCCTCACGATTGCGTTTGTGTTATCTGCGGTTGGGAACTGCACTTGAAACGTGCCGGTTGAGGTCTTGTCATTACCAAAGTCCAACACGATCATGGCTGGGTTGTCAGAACCGTCGTACTTGTAGATCAACGCGCCACGCGCTGTGAACGAACCAGACCAAGTGACGTTTGAGAACGAGTAGTACGAGGTCGTGCCAGATGCACCAACCGTTGGCACTTGGCTGACCGTCAGCGTTTCTCCACCCGCCGTGTATCCTGTAGCCGACACTTCACCAGTAGCGGTATACGCAGTGGTGGTTGCGTCCAACGTAGCCGTGTTGGTGTACAGCGCGATCTTGAAGACTTGCGACGTACCCGTGCCAAGATTGAACGTGCCGGTATTTAGCCCGTTTTTGTAGGTGTTGGTGGCGTAGTTGCCGGTAAAAGCCATCAGGTCACCTTCTGGCGGTACTGGCCGCTGCGGTATGCGTCTTGACGCTCCATGCCGTCACCCAGGCGCTTGGCCATTGCCAGTGCTTCCATGTACTTGGTGTTGTAAGCAGTGATCAAATCAGCCTCACCCTTCATGAAGGTGTAGCCTTCTACGAGCGAACCATAAAGTAACACGCTGTCAAAATTATCACCCAGCCAAGTTTGGCCGCTGGATGCAGTTGTAATGCTCTCTGGGTAGTAGTAGTAATGAAGTTCAACGGTGTACGTGCCATCTGGAGTCGGGCCAAGCAAAAACGACAGTTCGTTGCTTATTGTTGAATTGGTAACAGTCGGGCCAAACAAGGCGTAGTACGCAGGTACTCCAGTGTCCGTTGGAGTTGGAAACGATTCCCGAATGAAGTTCACATCCTTGTTCAGCAAGTACGCATACGACCCATCAGTGTTGACCACAGCTAACGAGTATGTAGCCAAGAAGTCAACGGGCGACGAGAGATACTTGTTGTTGACCGTTACAGTCCCAGTCACGTTCTTGCGAAGCGATGGAAACTGGACGGTGTTGTAGATACGCTGTTCGGCTTGAGTAATGAAAGTGTTGATCTGCTCGGTGCTTGTAAGCGTAACCGTGCCTGTCCCCGCGCTGTCCGTGAAGGTGGACGCAGGGAAATCATTCTCCAAAAATCCTTTAATGGTTTTGAAAAGGGTTTGGTAATTCATACCCTATTTCCTTTGGAATAATTTTCACGAGCTGAAAGAACTTGCAAATTCCACGGCACATGCAAACCAGACACCGCTTTTCCTTGCAGCGGAATTATATGGTCAACAGTCCATAAAGTCCCCAACATTTTGGTTCTTAGCGAAGCCAACTCATACGCTTGCACCATCATCCAATGATCGTCTACCGTTAACCACTTTGGCGTTCGGTTTTGTTTGGAAGCTTGGCGTCTACGAACAACAGCAGCTGCTTTTGCTTTATTTTTTGCATACCAATCTTTGCGTATCTGGTCCATTTTTTCTGAGTTAGCGTCCATCCATTTTTTAGTACGCTGTCTCATTGCATCTTTGTTTCGTTCTGCATACCTTTTCTTTGCCGCCTTAACCCTTTCAGGATTAGCAGCAGCCCAAGCCTTGACGGTTTGTAGCCGCCTTGGATCATTTGGGTCTTTATAAGGCATGGTTAACTCATCGGGCCACGGGCCATCTTGCCCTTGGTCTGAGCTTTGCCGCCACGCACTTCAATACCCGAAGATTTAGCAACGTCAGGGTAGCCGTTCTTGCCCGTCGAGTTGGTATTCGGTTTTGGCTGCATGTACTTGTTCATCGGATTGACGGTGTCAACCGAGAAGAACTCAAACTTATCGTTGGCGTTCATTATCGACCCCGCTGGTTGTTTGCACGAGCCATGTTACGACCAACTTTGCGCATTGCCATGCTGGTCACGCCGCCTTTTTTCATGCCATGCAGACGTTTTTCGTGCATCTTGACTTCTTTGTCTGCAATCTTCTTGACCTGCTTGGTATCCATTTTCTACCCCTATGAAGTCACTACTGTTACGCTGCCAATCGCAATCGTCAGCGCCAAGTTATTTGGCGTGAACCCTGCATCGTCGCCTCTTGCGCCACCAACCGGATTCCAGCCCCACTGTATGATTCTACTACCACCCTCTGGTGTACCGCTACCTAAAGGTCCAGTGCTGCCTTGCTGAATCTGCAATCCACTTGTTCCTGAAGTAACATAACTTACGTCTGGCCTTGGGTTGCGGACTGCCTGTGGATCATTTACCGGATACATGCCCAATTGCAACTGCGGCTGATCAGGCTCCCAACATGTAGGGCAGACCATAATGTTCACGTTCTTGGTCTTGATGATCAAATTTTTTAACTGCGTCAGCTTGTACCGAAACCCGCACCGGTCGCACTCCGCAATTGAATTCTTGCCAGACGAAAACTTGTTTGGCATGGTTACCCAATAAACTGTTGGCGCGGCACAAACCTATCCGCAGCCTTTTCACGATCCTCAGAAGCCGCCAGATCCCACTGTTCCGCATAGTCCGCTTTAAGCATTGCAATACGGCCAGGATCGACGTTTGGCAGCTTCATGGACAGGTTGTATGCCAACCCAGCTACCATGCAAGGCAGGAAGCGGAATGGGATATCCTGGCCGTTTAGGCCATTACCAGCATCCTGGATCCTACGCAGCCGCCAGTACACAAAAATGTAGGTCTGGCTGTTGTCCGGGGTTGGCCAGACATGAATCCGTGGCGGGACTGCCACGCCAGCGGAGTTTGTAGCGCCAGAGCGGCGCTGAATCCATACCTGAATCGGTCGGCCAACCGCGTTTTTGTTGGGGATTGTGGCGTATGTAGACTCACTGATCCTGCTAATAGTGATGTCAGTCTGGTTCTGGTTGGTGCCAGTACGGATCACATGGTCCAACAGATCCACCGTATCTACCGGCAGATCGTAAGTAATAGTGGGCGTGGGGCTGGTATAGGTCAAAGTAATCTGCCCCTGCTCAACCGTCCACATGTTGATGCCACGGTTTGCCCATTCCATCGTCATCAGGTTCAATGACCGGCGAGCCGTACGCATATCATAGCCCGAACGCAACTCCTGTCCGCAACGCTCAAACGCCTCCTCTACCAGATTGTTTAGATCTAGGTTGAAGGCTTGAGTATCAGTAGTCTTGTACGGTACGGTAGCCATTACTTATTTCCTATACGCAGCAGTTTTCTTAGCCACGCCTTTAGGTTGTGGAACAAACTGCTTTCCGGCTGCTTTACCTGCTCGTTTGGCACGGGTGCTGGCGGCATACTCTTGCGGGGAGAGGGCTTTGATGGCCGCTTCCGGGAGGTATCGCTCTCCGGTTGCTTTGCTTCCCTGCGTAGATGGCTTGCCACTTTTCGTGCGCCACTTTTGCTGTGTCCACGCTTTGAGGCTGGCTTGCGGCTTGGCGAGTCCACTCACTTATACCCCCCGCCAGACTTCTTGTACTGCATTGCCAACATCTGCGCTTTACGTGCTGACCACTGCCCCGGAGAACCACCCTTACCACCAGCCTTGATGCGATTAAAAATACCCTTGCGCATGCTCGGTTTGGTGTAATTACCGGCTTCATTCACGCGGCTTACCTCGCCGCCTTTGGCGTACATAGTCACATCCTGCGGGTTGTCTTTCCGCTTGATGGTCTTAGCCTTGGGCATCTTGGAGGGGGCAATCGCCCCCATTCCGCGTGAGGGGCGCATTAGCAGTAGCCGCCTTTATTCATCTTGATCATCGTGCCCTTGGTCTTGCCACGGGACTCAATGCCGCCGCCACGGGCAAACTTGACCACACCACCAGCAGCCATCTTGATCATCGTGCCCTTGGTTTT